TTTTCTTCTTTTGATCCTGCGTTTCCACGCCAGGATCAAGCTCTAGATTAGCATTTCTGCTATCATTCTCTTTCTTTTCTTTCTTCTTTTCTGCCAAGTCGTGAGACTGGACAGATTGAGTAGGTTGAGATTGAGTTGAGTTGAATGCAAGAAGTTAAGTGCGGATTCCCCTCCCGGGGCAATCCTCCATGTCGAAAGCCAGGTGTCAATCTGCCTTCGACAACACGATATTGTATCTCCTTGTTTCGAGGGGAGTATCGTGCTTTGTTACCATTTCCAGAAGTGAGGCATCCGTTACTTAGGAGCTTGATATGGACCATATGGGTAGGAATTTCTTTTACCCATGGAACTATCTCAAGTTTTTTGTACCGTCTTGGACAATCTGGGGTTTTAATCCCAGCGTAGTCCTCCTCCCACTCTGGGACTAGAAGTGGTTTGAGGGTTAAGCGACTAGTTAGGAACCGTAATGTTATAGGCAGACGAACGTCATGCTTTTCGCACCATCGATTAATCTTATTTATCGCGATGTACACCTCCGCTTCACAAGATAGACTTTCAACGTAAAAAGGCGTAATATCTACACCAAGGTACGAATCCAATCCACAAGATTCACGAAAACCACCCGAAGCGTATGATTTAGCCTCATTCACGACTAAACCACACATTTGTAAAACTTCACACATCCTAGGATATGATTCAGTTGGGACGATAATATCATCACCAAAGACCATATAACTATTTGGCATGCGCATAAAGCGCCTCCATTTAGTCTTCGGATTCCTTCTACCTTCAGTTTCTCTGAACACTCCATAGCATAAAGCAAGGAGTGTCAAAGTCATAACAGGGAAGGTAAATCCATTCCCCATAGTTGAAAGCATGTGAAGATCTACTGACCGACTCGTACCATCTGATAAATCAATTCGGGTGCGTTCGCACCTTAGTTGCATAAGAAGGCAATACCAATCTTCCGGCCACAACTCTTTTATGAGAGAGGGGCGGATTAGATCAGACGCATTCTTAAGATCAATAGTACTTAGTTCATGCGGGGTTAGCTCAGCACGATTGTGGAGCGGCCCTAGGCTACCTAAAAAGGCAGCATATTTGTTTCTGAAACTCTGGTCTGAGATCTTGTTACCAAGACCAGCCAAAGCCTGTTCAATATACGTGGCTGCAGCAAGCTGCATACACATATTTATCCCAGGTTCAGAACAAATCGCACGGAACTTTGTGCGGTCCTTCGGAACAAAGATCATTTTACTGCCGTCGACTACCTTTAAACCCTTCCCGCTTGAACTATTTGCATAATGCATAAGTCCAAGGGTTGTAGAATTTAAAACAAATGTAGCATGGTGTCGACAATTACGAGTGACAGTGACAAACCTGTCGTTCAGCTTATCCACAATGTGAGTAGAGTCAGTCCCACGCATAGCGCCGGGACCAAACTTCCACAAGCGGATAAGATATTCGTAATCGAGACATAGAGGAATAACAGAATCTTTTCTTACATGCAGTAGTGCACGTTCAATAAATTCTCTTGCATCACTCAAAATATAGCCAAATTCTTCTCGAGTAAAATCGATAGGCTGTGAAGCCTGTTCGTTTACCGCGATGAAGTTTTCATAGGCATTTTGTTCTAAGCGAGCATCCTCAACACTAAGATTAACTCTCTTATCAAGCCGTTCAAGCTGCCGCTGTAAGGCTGCAACTCTAGGATCGACGAGATTGTTAGCATAACTATTATAGTTATAATTAGTGTGAGCTTCAAGTTTCTTTGAAAGCTCGTCTCTAGCAATTGAAACAAAAAAGAGCATGTCTTCATCAGAACTGCATGTGACTGTATCGGTACACATTTCTGTCTCCTGTTAAGGTTAAGTTTGGATCTACATAATTTACATTTAAATGAGGTGAGAACCTCTATTAGATTACGTATTCCCATCCTTAAACCACTGCACTAGGTTATCCTTATTTGCAGTCAGCCACCCAATCAATAAACTAACCTCAGCTTTAACATCGTTCTCACTATAGGAGACAGTTCCAGCAGGAATGCGGAATTCTATCTTAATAGGGACGGTCTCAGCCGGCTGGTTTACTGCAGGGATTGCGCCTTTCCCGATATGCACCGCAAAGGTGTTTTTAGGTACATCGCGCAGTTGGCCTGTAACAGGATTTACAGTTCCAAGCTTCTTGTACTCGCTTGGCCGCTTCACATCAATGTAGAATTGGCTATCGAAAGAATGCTTGAGCACCCCCGGTTGTGTGCCACCAATTGTGTCAACAACTGAGCGTTTACCATACATACTGACAGAAGTGTCAGCAACTAAAGTAAACGTTGGTGAGGTGAGACCGGTTACAGCAGCTCCGGTAATTACGCCGGTCATGGTTAAGGCCATGTTATTTTCCTTTATATATAGGTTGAAAGAATGAACACAAAGGCTACTTCAAGCGAGCAGCAAGACATGCAGAAAGATTTGCAATCTTTGTTGCACCGTACATCGCTATCTCGTCTGGAGCTTTATACCTAAGTGAACGTAAAGGTGTTATATCTGACATCTTTGTACGGTTATATGAGTATCCAGTAACAGTTTGGACAGGAGTTCCGGAAGTTATAACATCAACTCCCCCTCCGCCAGACATACTGAGAAAATTCTGTTGTTCCAACCGGTATAACCATGATATGTAAACATAAAAAGGTCGTACTGTAGGTCGGTAGAAATTATCATTTAAGATATCACCCATATTACTAAAATAGTCAACAACCCAGGAGTAGGGTACAACCTCCCAAGCCGTGGAAATTTGATCAGTGAGGTCCATACCAAGTTGAGTAGACAATGCATCATACCGGGGTCCAGATATTGGATACCTGAAACCAGCAGTGATCGTCCCTCTCAAGGAATGTAACTCTCTGATATTACCACGTGCGTTGCCGTACGTTGGAGCAACACCATATCCACCAGTAGAACGATAGCTTTCCCAGTATTCCTCAGAGGAACACGAAAATTGCTCATTCTTGTAGTTTTCGACATCTCTGTTCACATGCTGATTTATTATATCAATATGCTTCTTGAGGTCGGATATAGTGGGTGCGGCACCGAAGTTCCAAGAAAGCCAGAGTGAACTCAAAGCTTTACTTAGTCCCTTGGCACTACCCCGCCCCTTAACAAGCTTTAACGACTCCATAAGAGTGTTAGAAACAGAATCAGAGAGTGCTTTATGCAAACCTGCTGTTTCCTTAAGCTCTGCAATTACAACCCCCATTGATCCTCTTGCCCCTGAAGGAGAAGCTGCTTTACGCAGTGCCCCATAATAGGATTTCAAGAGTTCATCATATAACCTCGGCCTAAAAGGAATATTGGTAGGACAACTAGAGTCGTAAAGACCTTGGTTTTGCCCATTTCTCCAATTCCTCCCTCCTAAGCGCGAGTAACCTGATAAAGAGTCTTGTTGGATCTCGAATTCAGAAACTGAATACGAAGAGCCAACATCCGAGGTTCCCAAACCCTTGGCATAGCCAGGGACAGAGGAACCGGATTTGGAGTTATTTGAAAAGATACCAAACGATTGTTGGAAACTAGAGTTTCCCGTCCATGTATCTTGCTCCGATCTCATATATCTATAATAGGTTTTGGGTTGCATATTGTATCCTTTTTGAATTAGCTAATAGCTCTCTATTTGCATACAGAACTACTGTATTACAAGCTTGAAAACATTACAAACTTGCAAGGACGCCTGCGTAAGCAGGATAGGCGCGTACCGTAAGGTAGCAACACCTAAGGAC